TACTTCGATAAGCCCTTAGCACTTGAATAAGCGAGGGTCAATTGGGGTTTAGCGTAGCCATTTAAAGAAAGGTCTGTGATTGCCCATACCATTGCATCAAGTCTATCAGGAGAGCCTATTCGACCTAAAGGCTCCCATGTTCGCATCTGTGTCTCTAGTTCATTGAGTGAAGCACCATCAGGAGGATTAGAGACGTGCTTAACAAGTCCCCGCTCGTATAGTGCTGATACTGGCTCTGCTCTAGCGTACTTCCCACGAGAGGCTCTTACAGCCTTGTAGGACACACTATCGTCTTCACCATGAACAGTAGTCTTAACCATGTCTCCACCCTGATTGACCTCGGCTACGATACGGTCAGCTTGGTAGTGGTGATATAGTTTAACAGCCTTAGCTGCCCATCCCTGTGGGGATAACTTGTCTGTGTAGTCTCCAAGCACATAAGCAATACCGTTGATGTCAATACCTGCAACGACAATACCAGTCATGTCACTCTCAGCATTAGCTGTAACAGCAGGGTCAAGAGCAACGACAATACGAGTAAGGTCAGGTACGTCATCATGCTTAACTGATGCTGCATCTAGCATATCAGTAGACCAGAGAGCGCCTTCTGCTTCTTCTAGTACCTCAGCATAAAGCTCCTGTCTACCAATCCGTGTTCCCTCGTACTGGTCTCTCACAGCAACAAGGTAGGTATCAGCTAGGTTAGCAGCATTATCAAAGGTAGAACCTGATGTGACTATAGTCTTAGGGTTCTTAAGTAACTCACGCATTAGCTTAGTTGGCTTGGGAGTTGTTGTAACGCACACACGAGGGTGCTTACCTAGACGTAGACAGAACTGGAGCATCTGCCACGTATCTATGTCTTTGTTCCATGCAGCAAGCTCATCACACCATGCAGCGGAGAACTGTGGTCCACGTAGACGCTCAGGCTCTTCTGCTGAGTAGAACTCAACCTTAGCCCCATTAGCCCACGTAAGACTTCTCTTAGTAGGTGACCACTCAGGAAAGCCCATGTGCTTGCCCTTGTTGTCCTTATCGTGCTTCCAGCAGACTGAGAGGAAACCACTCTCGCCCTTAACCATAACACGTTCAATGTCTGAGTTAGTAGATGCTACACAAGCTATACGCTTATGGCCATTCTTGACTTGCTCTCGTACCCACTCAGCACCACAACGGGTCTTACCGAAGCCACGACCAGCATTGATTAGCCAAGTGTTCCAGTCATTGTCAGCAGGGGGAAACTGTGCGTCTCTACCCCAGAACGACCAATCATGTTGTAGCTCATCTACCTTAGCTGGTCCTAGCTGAGTGAACAGCTTCTTGACTTTAGCTGGGGGTAGCTGTCGGAGTGCCTCAGCCGTTATTCTCTTCTTCGGGTTCATCAGTATCGAATCCTAGCATATTCATTAGTTGATCTGCTGCTGAGACATCAAGTTCGGGATCAATCTCTTGGTCAACTTCATTGGTTGTGTTCTGGGGCGACCAACCACCTTTAGAGCGTAGGAATAACTCTTGGCTCTTCCAAGTAATGCCATCCTGTACATCTCCGTAGAGTGCTTGGTCAATCACACGTTTACCTACTGCACCGTTGATGCGAGTACGTTCAGCTTCCATTGCTGGGCCATAGTGCTTATACAGAGTAGACAGACTACGAGGAGCATCATTCAAGTGCTGGATAGATGTAATGATCTGACGGATGGGGACTCCACCCTGTATCATCTCAATGACAGCTTTCTCAACGAGCTTGCTATAGGGTAGCTTCTCAAGCATGACGACAATCTTTCTATAGTTGGAGTGCTTGCGCCATCTGGCGTATGCTGAACTTTGGAAATACACCAAATGGTGTAATAGCTCCATTAACGACAATCTAAATGATAGTCTTAAGAAGGTAATAAATATTCCCCCCAAGACATCAGCAAGATCACGTCTTACATATGTTTGTGTTGTCAAGGTTCATCTTGGTTGCACTTGGGGGGATCACTGTGTTATACCTGAGTTAATGCCTCAAGGTTATAACGACAATAAGTAATAATCTATTAGCTAACTTAAGTTACTCTTAAGTCTTATAACTGGTTGGTGTTAATATTCTTATGATAACTTAAGTAGTGCTTATACTATACTATATAGACCCAAATCGAATTTCCGCAAGTAGAAAGTTTACTTTATTTGCAACTATCGTGTATGTCGTTGTAATCCCACGATTCTTTTTTTGTATTATTTAGGGTTGACATTGGCTTTTCATTGGCTGTAACGGGGGCAGTGTGTTATTTATGTTACACTGAAAGTAAATCTTTGTTTTGGATATTGGGTGTGCTAACGGCTGGCACCGATTCGCTCGCGTATAAAATAGGGGTTCCACGAAAGTCAACCCCTTGACATGACATTGTGATGATTCGTTACACTTCTGTAACAATTCGTGATGATGCCCTTGACTCTCGTAATAAAATCAGGCGCGAGGATGAGGGAATCGCCTACACCACCCAAGCCGATTCGTTATGCCATTGTTGGACTGCGCAAGAAATGAACACCCGTTCAATTAATGCTATGCGCCTGTTACAACGCAAGAAAGGCCGCCGCCCTAGGGTAGCCGACTAACTTGTCTTAGGGTTACGTAACGCGCCTTGCTAGTCCTTGATCATGCGACAAAACCGTTGCCCCTGATCACCCTGATCATCGCCCCTGATCATTATGTAATAAGGCGCTTGCCATCCACGGAATCGTTGATATAATTGGGGGACATCATGCGGCAGCTATGGCCGTTTCACTCTGAGAGGACTTACAATGTTAAACGAAACACAAGTTAAAGCCGCCGTCCGCAAGATCATCCGACGCGCAAAACAAGATCGATTCACCCTGATCACGGTCGCGGGTTCTGATAACGAGTCACAATTAGAACGTAACCTGATCAGCGAAATAATGGCATGTGATGAAACAACCGTTCGCTTTTACAATAACACAACGGGAACGTGCCTTGGCGTGATCTTGTTTGTCTTTGAGTATGAAGGTTGTCCTGATGAAATCGTCGCGGATTGTACTGATAACGCTTACACCCACGCCCTATTAAAGGACTCTTGATATGAAAAACCTGATCATCACCGCCATCATCGCTTATACCCTCGGCCAATTTGCGTGGGCTTTTCCAACCGCTGATGGCGTCTCGTTCGGGTTCGCTGACTTCGGCTATCATCATTCTTTCAACAACTGATCAATCTAAGGAATACAACCATGAAAACCGCATCCGACTACAACCTTGACGCATACGCAACCGAAATCGCCGTTGATATTTTCGCTGATCATTGTCTTGATCGCGACGAAGCCTTTGACATAGCTTGGCAACCCGTCGACGGGTCCGAATGGGTTATATATCACCATAAGGCGCACAAACTTTGCGCGGCTTGCAACACTGATCAGGGTGAACAATCCATTGAAGATATGGGCGGATTCCCCGAGGGTTCAACTTATGACTCAATGGCTTCCCTGATCGCCTATAGCGAAATCATGGCCCGCGTGAATGAATCCCTGACAACCTTGTTTGATATAGCGGAAGCTAATGATGAAGCGGCAATTTCACTTGTGAATGATTTCGTCGCGGATCAAGCAGAATATGAAGAAAAGCATCAGGATGCGGGTGACAATTACGCGCATATGCCAAGCGAGTCTTGGACTGATCAGAAAACACGCGACCTTGTTCAAGCCTTAAATGAGGAAATACGTGATCACGCCGTGGATGATCATTTTGACCCCGCTTCACATAAGCCAACGTGGGAAGTCCACGGTGTAGACTCGCGTTGGAAACAACTTGATCATGACAACTTGTCCGAATTGGCCCTTGATGCTTTTCTGATGTGCGCAGGTCATATGTTTGGACCTTATGAAGGGGGCATTGTCCTTGATGGATACCCAATTGGCGAAATCGAGATTGATTTGCAGTATTTGGACCTTGCCCAAGGCTTGGACCGTATCTCGGAGTCTTGCGATTGCCATATTCAGGGGACTCTTGCGTATAAATCAACTGACGCCGCTTGGTTTGCCGTGTTGCATGTTGAAGCCTTCAACGCGCTGATTGCTGATCACTTTGAAGATTAACCACTAGATTACATTTTGAACCCGTTGCTTGATTGCAGCGGGTTTTTGCATGTAATCACGCATGATCTTCAAAGGACAACACTATGACAAAACTAACATACAAATTTAAGCCGCTATATCTGATGGCGGGGGACGGATGGCCGTTTTGGATGCAAGCGGATGGCAGCTTATGCGACGCCCCAAACCCTGAGGACGGTGACTTAGCTTGGGACAACCTTGATCAAATAAACGAGGAGATGGACAACGAACCTTTAATCAAGGGGACAATATCTGATCACGTACGCTATGCGGAATTGCGTTCTGATCAGGGCTGCGCTTTCCCTTGGCGCTATAGCGACCCCCAAGACTTGGCAGCCGATCTTGAATTGATTGAATGGTATCGCGGCAAACCTTCACCCGTGAAGCTGCAAGGGTTAACGGGGGCATTTGATATCTGATCACCACCTGATCACCACCTGATCACCACCTGATCACCACCACCCGATTCACGGGACCAAAAGTGATGGCCCCCTCCGAGGGAATTAGAGTGATGACCCCCTACAGGGGAATTAGAGTGATGACCCCCTACAGGGGAATTAGAGTGATGACCCCCTACAGGGGAATTAGAGTGATGACCCCCTACAGGGGAATTAGAGACGACTGGCAAGATTTTGTCGTGACCCCACCAGCGAAATCGTAGACCCCACCGTGAAAATTAGCCATTGACTGTACCGTGGGAATTACGTAATCTCTACTAGAAGCAATCAACAAGGAATACACAATGATCTCCCAGTACATCGAAGACCAGCGAGTTTACATCACAGTGGGTTCAGACGCCACAGAAGTAGAGTGCGATCTGTCGCACCCATATAGCCACGACGAAATCCCTTGCCTTATCTTAGAAGGCCCGCTGATGGGCTACGAGATCATGCTGGAGCGATCTTTCATTGTTAGTAAAGCTCTTGAGGAACAGGGTGAAGATGCTTGGGGGACTTGACCGTACCAGTGGAAAATGGCATAAGAGAATCAGAAGCAATCAACAAAGGAATACACAAATGTTATTTGTAGTACACGCCGACCCAGCAAAAACTCTTAGTCGTGACATAACAGTAGTAGGAGCTTTCCTAATGAAGTCCGACGCTGAGAATTTCCTTCTGACCCTACAGAAGGATACTTATGTATTATCTGAGGTAGACGGCGTATGGAAGCACTGGCGTTTGATCGGGGAGGCAATCTAATGAGTAAACTGGAAGAACTTAAAGCCGCGCTTGATGCTGCTGCTGAGGTTTCTTATGACGCTTTTGTTGTTGTTGCGGATGATGCCTCTGATGCTGCTTGTGTCTTGCAACGTGATGCTGAGGCTGATTATGATGCCGCTTCTGATGCCTATAAAGCCCTAAAGAAATCAGAGGAGGCAATCTAATGGCCACTAAATGCAAGAGTAACCACATTATCAAGGCACAGGTAGAACTGACGCACATCAGTGGAAATATAGAGGATGTAGTTATCTCAGGTATCCCCTGTGTATGGGACTGGGACGCTAACACCCGTGAAGCAGCAGAGCTATGGGCTATCGTGGATTATGTAGCTGATAACTTTATTTTCTCACGTTTCTATATAGTATGTTACCACAGTAGCCCCGCAGTAGAAATTAAGGAGGCAATCTAATGACTGTTAGCGTAAGACTGGACCACAGCCGTAAGTTCACACATGGAAGCACTAAGGTCATGCTACAGGAGGCCATAGAACACCCCTGCTTGTTTAACCTGAGTATGACTGAAAGACCCAACGAGGGGAATGAGTTTACATCTAGGTCAACACCTAAGAGATATTTAGACTACAACACCTTTAGTGTAGAGATAACTAACAGGGATTTCTCCGTTAACTTGAGTGGGAACAGTGTACACAACCTAATGAAGGAGCTTAACGTATCTGGAGTTAGCATAGGACACAGTATAGGCTTCTGGAGGTCACTGGGAGTAGACATAGCTATTACAGACGAGATTATAGCTAAGGCTGAGGAGCTAGTTGAGGAGGGACGCATGGAAGAGGGTTCAATCGCATTGTTAAAGAACGCTAAGTACGAACAAGGGTAAATTAACACTTGACTACCCATACCGAATCCCCTAATGTAGTTACTAGAAGCAATCAATTAAGGAATACACCAATGACAACGAACACAATGACCACAGAGCAAGTTAAGTGCATGATCGCAGGTAAGGGTACAAAGATCACCACAGTGTCCTTCATCAAGCTAGATGGGACCATACGGGTCATCAATGGCCTACTCAAGACTACCTCTAACATGGTAGGCAGTGAACTAGGGGTAAAGCAGGGCCTAGCAATGAAAGCACGTGGCCAAGTGGCTATATACGAACTAGCGTCTAAGAGTTGGAAGAGTTTCTATGCTAATAAGGTGGTAAACATCACATGAGTACGTTAGAAGAACTAGAAGCTGCTGCTTATGATGCTTATGAGGCCCGTGAAGCTGCTTTTGATACTTGGGATTTCGGCATACGTGATGGTGACGCTTGTAGTTATGATTACGATGTTGCTATGTCCGCTCAGGTTGATTATGTTGATGCTATGTCTGCTTACCGATCTGAACTCAAGAAAACAAAGGTTGACACATAGTGATGATGATTAACTATTGGGAAGACGATGCACCGTCATGGGTAGCAGCAGACATCAAGAAGTGGCTACGGGAGAATGACAAATGATGAACCAACTTATGTGTCTCGCAGCCGCCATCTTCTTCGAGGCGCGGGATCAGCCCCACGATGGGCAGCGTGCCGTTGCGGAGGTCGTAATGACTAGGGTAGAATCACCCCGCTGGCCCGATACTATCTGTGGGGTAGTCTACCAGCCTAAGCAGTTTAGCTTTTCGCATGATGGCCTCAGTGATGACTATAAGGGGTACGATGGAAATATGTTCGACAGCCAAGCCATTGTTATCGCTGAGGAAATAGCTAATTCGTACATCAAAGGAGAAAGACTGGGGTTGACATCGAATCACTACCACGCTATTTATGTTAAGCCATACTGGCGAAAACACTACCACTTAGATGGTCGCATAGGTGACCACGTATTCTACACAGCACCCGCAGGGAGATAAGACGATGACACTAGAATTTGAGATGCAACTACGAGACATGGGTGTTCTACCAGCAACTATGCTAGGAGAACTACAGGCTGTCGCTGACACTAAGCACATCTACCCAGACATGCTCGTTAAGAGTTACTTTAATGACCCCAGAGACGCAAACGGAGAGGTGCCGTTCTGATGAGTAAAGCACCCTTTAAAAATCTAGGGCAGAGCAGAATAAACCTAAACTTTGCCCTAAGCATCTCTTTTTTAGATAGGCGAATAGCCTACGTACCAATCGGAAAAAAGGTACGACTGAAACCCAGAAAGAAAATGGTGAGACACTAATGACACAGATTAAAGCAAAGTACGTCGATCATATGGGCAGTGACCTATCTGCCGTAAATGCAGCGCGGACATCATTCAACAAGCACCATACTGAGATGACCGCAGGTGACACCAAGCTCATCAAGTACCTTGCCAAGCATAAGCACCTGTCACCCTTCGGCCATGCCTTTGCATCCTTTCACGTCAAGGCACCCATATTTGTAGCACGTCAGCTAGTGAAGCATAAGTTTCTACGCTGGAATGAGGTATCACGGAGGTACGTGAGTACCCCACCAGAGTTCTACGAGCCTGATGTGTGGAGAGGCCAAGCACAGGACAAAAAGCAGGGTTCAGCAGGGGTAGTGGCTGACGTCAACATCAAGACCACTCAGAGCCTAGTAGGGATGCTGTACGAGGACTTACTAGCTCAGGGTGTGTGTGAGGAGCAGGCTCGGATGGTACTGCCTCAGAATACCTTCACAGAATGGCATTGGTCTGGTAGCCTAGATGCCTTCGCCAGCATGTGTAAGCTACGGTGTGCCACTGACACACAGGTCGAGACACAAGACGTAGCATGGCAAATCTACTGGGCGATGGAAGAGCTATTTCCAGTTTCTTGGGCAGCATTGATGGAGAAATACTAATGAAGACCTACGCAATATCTACAGAGACCTCTAACGGTACAGTGGTCAACCTAAAGCTACCACTGATGACGTATCAGCAGGCCAAGGATGGTGCAGCGAAGCTACGAGAGTTGCAGCCGATAACACCAGTATTCGTAATCAACACCGAGGCAGAGTAATATGGAAAAGACGCAAGTAAAGTTAACCACAGACGAAATCGTAACTATGTGCGAGAAGTTGGCACGTAAGTACAGACGGCCCCACATGAATGACGATCTGGTGTCAGAGGGTGTTCTGGCTGTGTATGAGCGGCTAGAGACTACCCCTGACGAATATCCAGCCAGTCTGTACCGAAGAGCTAACAAGGCCATGTATGACTACATCAACGTCAAGACAAAGGCTGTTACTATCCCTTCGTCTAGGTCAGCTACAGAGGT